CGGTGGCCCGCACTTTGCGGCGTCACAGTGGCCGAAGGCACACCAGCAGGAGGGGACGAATGGCGCCCGCCCGCCATGAGGCCTATCTGCCTCCACTCGATTCTCGAGAGAAACATTTGCCGGGTATGAATTACGCCGGCCCAGGAACAAATGTTACCAGGAGACTCAAACTTGGCGTTAGACCGATGGATGAGTTGGACCAGGGTGCGCTTGAGCACGACCTGGCTACTGAGCCACGTGGACCTTACACGTCGAAGGGTAAACCGCATCTACTTAGAAGAGCGGATCGCAAATTTATGCTACTCGCACGTAGGCTCCTTCGTGAGGGTTACCAACCTGCTTGGAAAGCAATCGTCGTTGCTTCAGCAATGAATTCGATGCTATTAACAGGGGCCAGAGGCCGCAAGTGATTCTGCTGAATCTCCTTGTTAATATACAGAACCTGCGAAAATATAACATAGTGATTTGAGTTGGGTCAGAGTATGGATACGCACGTCATTGCATGCAAATGCGGTAAGAAATACATACGAGAAAAGACCGTGAAAGCAATATCGGCCTGTCCGAAGTGTAACGTGTATTGTCATAGGCGGTCTGCCCAGTGAAGTTTCAACATAGCTTTAGCGCAACGAACTGGAAAATAGCGGATCCGATCGAGTATGCACACAAAGACTGTTTGGGGAGTAGTCGAAATCGGGACGATACGAGACTTTGCAGTAGGCACGTTATGTGTCCTAAATGTGAAAAGCGAAGAGCATCGAAGAGGTCGTGGGGATTGAACAATCGTCTGAAGAGCGAACTTGAGATGGCGGAGGATGAAGGATCTACACTGAAAGTGGGAGTCCTGACCACTACATTGCCTGGACAATATCATAGTAGTGGAATCCGGCACCAGAACCTTAGGAGTCAATATGACTACCTAACGAAACGTACGAACTTGAGAGGACTGGGTGGTGCTAAATCAATGCGTGGTCTTAATCACGTGTTGGCCCAAAATGGGGTGCACGCAGGGTGCCATAATGTTGAGTTTACTTACAACGAAAAGGCTGGGTGGTGGAATGTGCATAATCATTCCATCCTAATAGCTGACGACGAATCCTGGAGTGGATTTCTAAAAGAAACCAAAGACAGGGTGTGGGAGAAGAATGACCTGCTCGACAGGCATGAAATTGTAGGAGGTTCATCTCCTGTTCTAGACACTGATCATGGTCTAGGAAAGCGTTACACGTTGGATTGGGCTGACTCTTCAGAGTTCGAACAGACAATCAGGTATGCTGCTAAAGTAGCCTACATGACGAAACCTATCAAAGCGCCAAGGAGTAAAACTATGGAATTATCAAAGTTTTTCAACGGATTTGGAGGTTCATATCCACGATTATCCCGGCCTTTCGGGATGTGGATGAGAGGTATGCCACTCCCATGACTTTAAAAAGAGTGGTGTATAGGGCCTATCATGGCCCGCAAATCAAACAAGAACGATCACTATCCAGTAGTTCGCAGTGGTAGAGTCTTCCGACAGTCACCTCCGACTGCGGGTAGAGTCGAAGTTAATATCGAACAATTTTTGTCGAAAACTAATCGCCGTCTATACCGGCAGAGTCGTAATTATCACGTCAAGCTTGACGCTGATCCAGATTCGACCCAAACATACAATGTGTATGCGCTAGCAGATACTTGGATGGTCGAGAAGGCACTGAAAATGGGATACGATATGTATCTCCTGCGTTCAGAGTCTGCTCGGGATCGTCTCAAGGGAAACAGTGTTGCACGTTGGGAGGATTTCAGAGTTCAAAGCGGTGTTACTGCTCAAAATTTGAACCCTATGCAATTTAATTTGGCTGGTGCCGGGTTCCCTGGTGTGGAACTGGCAGATGGTGAGTTTTCCCTCACCGAGGTTATCGACAATGCGGGAGTGACACGTACTTTTACGTGGGATCCAGTCCCGAGTGGCGGTACATATTCTCTATTGGATCAATATGACAAGGCTGGCGATGCACAGCCTTCTCCTACTACAATAACTGGAGATATGCCTTATGACAATCTCATGGCAGACGATAGCCAAGCAATGGCGTTCGATCTGCAACAACGGGGCAATTTGCCACCGTATGATGCAGACGGCGTTAACGGCGATTATACGTGGGTTCGAGTTGCACAACTAAGTGCAGCTGGGCCTTCCCAAAAACTCAGCAGTGGCTTTTTCACTGCACCCTGTGGTTTTGTGGTAGTTACCGTAGGTGGCGGAACAGAGGAGACTATTGTCGATGAAACGAAGTTATCCTGGTCCGTTAAGTCCGGTGACTATAAGGGAGTACACGCTCCATCGATGGTGGAGTGATTACGATGATTACTGAAGAATCCGCAGTCGAAGTAATTCAGGCTACAAGATTTACTCAAATCTTGGAACACATCAAAAACAACAACATTGCATACTTGCTTGGTGCTTTTATGATGCATACGGCAGGCGCAACAACGAAGGCGGTTGAGTATGGCACAGGAATTTGCTCCTAAATTACCAGAAGGCATTCCTTCTAAATGTGATTCCTGCGGAAGCCTACCCAAGGCTGAGGACGTAGGAATAGTGGATCCATCTTTCACACGTAACGAATTGATGTATCATGTTCGTTGTTACAACTGTGGTAAGGAGTGGATAGATTGACAACACCTCAATCTTCCTTACCGGTGGCCCGCACTTTGCGGCGTCACAGTGGCCGAAGGCACACCAGCAGGAGGGGACGAATGGCGCCCGCCCGCCATGAGGCCTATCTGCCTCCACTCGATTCTCGAGAGAAACATTTG